ATACGGGTATTGAACGCCTGACGCTCAGCACCAGCACGCTCGCCTATGTTTCTGCTGTTTATCTCTGGTAGGTAACGCTTACGACCTAAGACGGTGGATACAAATCCAGCCTTCCTAGTAACGCCGATAACCTTGGCTCGATAAGCACTGACGTTCTGGAACTTCTCACCAAAGTTACTTAACAAACCTCTAGCCTCAGTTATAGAACACCCAATAGAGCGAGCAATCTTGTCTGGACCTACGCCGTACGCCATAGAAAGAACAAGCACTTTACCCGCAGCACGATTAACACCCATCACATCACCAACGGTTGTATAAATATCGCCACCATCTAGGTAGTTCTTCTTCATAATAGGGTCATTAGACATAGACGCAATCACCCTAGGCTCAATCTGTGAGTAGTCAGCAACTACCAGCTTGTAACCTTCTGGAGCGTAGAAGAGGTTTCGGATAGCTTTACCATGCGCGGTGGCTGGGTTGGGGACGTTCTGTAGGTTAGGGTTACGACTCGAGAATCTTCCTGTCTCCGCTCCGTGCTGGATGAAGTCACCGTGTACTTTACCGTTGACGAGGAGACTATCTCTATACTCGACTTTTGATTTACCGCCTGTAGTTCTAACAACTTCGCCTCCTAGGTATGGAATTACGTATGTAGTTAACAACTTATTAAGGTCTGCGTACTCAAGCATTGCCTTAACAAGTGGGTCCTTATCTCTATACGGTTCAAGTGCTTCGGCTGATACAGAGTAATCCTCTACGGTTAACTCTTTACCCTCTGCTTCTTTCTTAATGCCTTTACCTGTATAAATCTTTGGTTTTAACCCACGACCTGAAGGCTGTGGGGAATACAAGAGGTACTGCTTCTCTCTGTTGGAGTTAATATTAAATACAACGCCAGCAGTTCTATAAATATCTTCTCTTGCTTTCTCAATGTCTGCCTCTAACTGAACGTGCAGTGAGGCCAAAGCCTCCTGGTCAATAGGTGCTCCAGCAAGTTTCATATCACACAGCACTCGTAGAACATCCATTTCTAATGCCATGATGTTCTCTACGCCAGCTTTTGCAATCTTCTCTTTAACAACCTTCCATAACATAAAGGTGTATTTAGCATCTAAGTATGCGTACTTGGCAACAACACTGAAAGGGTGAACCTCTACCTCAGCGCCTACGCCCTTCTCCATCTCATACCCAAGCTCTCGCTTTAGGCAGTCGTCTAGACCGCAGCGATTTTTATTACGATTATCATAAATAAAAGAACCAACCATAGTATCAAAGTAAGGTGCGCTAGGAACCTGACCATCAAAATATTTAGTTATAGAACAAAGGTCAAACACTAGGTTATGACCAACCTTTAGCATGTCACTAAAAAATAAAGGACGTAATGCAGAAAACACCTCTGCTGGATGTAGTTGTTTAGGCGGTTCTGTAAAGACGTGAGTGTGTAACTTCTTATTCTTTGAGTAGTCTACGTCGTTAAGTTTTAAGCCTTTTTCAGCCTTCTTAGCGCCCTGTCCAGTAAGGGGTTTAATAACCTCAGACAGTTCACCGTTTGGGTGACCTAAAGGAATAACATCACCGCGACCATATGTAGCAAAGCTAAGCCACATAATCTCATTAACAACGGACACACCTCTACGGGGTCCAACAGTTTCACAGTCAAAAGCAAAGGCATCTTGTTTTAGATAATAGGCAACCATCTCATTGAGTTGCTCTTTAGTAGTTATTATATTCATCGCATCCTAAAAATAAGTGAAGGCTGGGGGTCTTAGCACGTGTTGCCCCCAGCCTAACACTATTGATTAAAGAAGGGAATTAGCGATTTCTTCTAGCTCTTCCCATGAGTGCTCCTTAATAATGGAGCGTGTGTAAGGCTCAATCTTTGCCACTTCTGCCTCAGCAAAAGCTGGGTCAATGCCCCAGTCTTCCGCAAGGTCGCGAGACTTGATTGCCTGTAGATGGTAGACAGTCTGTTGCATCTTTCCAGTACGGCTAATAGCCCAGTAGTTCTTAGTCAAAGGTCCCTGTGGGGAAAACTCTGCTGAGTGTAGGGTCTTATATAGACGTGGACTTGCAACCAACATCTGACGTACTACGCCTGACGGGGTGATAACTGCGATGGTGAAAGCACGCTTGTCTTCAGGCTTGCTTCCGAGCTTTGTGCACAGTGGGTCGTTAGGTCCAAGTGAGACGTACGACTTCTTGCCAACAGTCTTCTGTTGTAGGAAGTGTTGCTTGTAGATAGCGAAAGGACCAGTTTGGTCAATGAACTTGATAACGGTGAACTCGCCATCACTGAACTTAAACTCAGTTGGGAAGTCACCTGATGCGGTTGTCAGCTGTTCTGCTGCTGCCCAACCTGATTGAACTGCATTGCTGCTTGGTGTTGCTGGACGGTCATCAACAGCTGTTGTTGAAAACGCGTCTGTTACTGGCATGTACTCGTCGGTACGGTCGATTGCCATATGGCATTTCTCCTTAGTTTCGTTTGATTCATCGGTTAAGCTCGGCAGACTTTATGTTCTCCCAAGCCTCAGCTATTGCGTTAGTCAATTGCTGGTTAGGCCATTGTATCCTAGTTTTATCTAGGAGTCCAGCCTTTCCAAACAGCTCAACTATTGCCTCGATTTGAGCACGTGAGTATAACCTACGCCCTCTCATCTTTTCGCCATTTTTTGTTTCTTTATCAGACAGGCGATATGGAGCCTGAGGTATGTACTCTTGTTTAATCCAGTAACGGATTGTTACAAGAGGTCTACCCAATGCCTGTGCCAAAGCACCTACCTGATAAAACTCGTGTAGTTCTCCCGACGGGAGTTTTCTAAACACAACAGTGGATGTCCAATCGGAACCATCTTTTACTGTGCGTTTATTTTTTGGTTTTGTCTCTCTACGTTTTCTCTTACTACCTGGATAGTAAGTGTCTAAGTCAGAGAATAGGTTATCAATCTCGTCCACTGCTCTTACCTACAATAAATGCGTAAGAAACTTTTTGCGGGAACATTGTATCGATATCTTCTTCAGTAAGGTGTCCGTTATAAAATGCAGCCATAATTGCTGACTCATCTAATGTTGGAACCATCTTAATGCATGTGTCTTTAATACCCTTTTTATTAAGGATAATCTCTGCTGCATTGATATCTAGGTTTTTAATTACGCGCTTCTGTTTCATAATCTGTTCTGCATCTTCTACTGCAAGAACAATGTGTCCGCGCTCGTCTTCAGTACCGAACTCATCGATACACTCTGTGAGTCTTTTTTTAATTTCTGTCTGACGTTTTGTCAGCAGTTCTACATTATCTTTTAACGCCTTGAACTGGCGTATATCTTCTTTGACGGCATCTGTGTTCATAAGTTTCCTAACGTTTAGCTGTTAGGTAAAACTTAATGGATGACTAGATGGCTGTCAAGTTACTTTGCGTTATTGGCTTTTACGCCGCGGTAGCCAGTCTTCTTCTTGTTCATAGAACCTGGCTTCTTGTAGCCTGAGCCGTTTGGTGTAGCTGCCTGGCGTTGAGCTAGAGCCTTAGCAATCTTATCGTTGTGCTTCCCCATTTAATTATCTACTTTAATATAATCTTCAAGGGCTTCGATAATAATGCTGGTTACTGTAACCTTGTCAGCTGCAGCTTTCTTCTGGACCGCTGTCCACAGCTGGTCTGATACGCGGATAGTACGCGTAGGGGTCTTAGGCGAGTTAGGCATCCTATAAGTGTACATGCCCAACGATAATCGTTGGGTGTAAAGCTCTCCCCCAAGGACTCGAAAAGCTGGCAGACTAGGGGTCGAACCTAGAAGTCTCCTGGTCCAGAGCCAGGCGTGTTGCCAGTTACACCATCTGCCATTGGGTTTAAATGCCCGAATGTTCTTTCCATGTGGCAATTAGCGCATACTACATCACATTTAGATATCTCTTCAACCATACGAGCTAAGGTAGTTCCATTTCTAGAGGCGGTTGAGATGGTGAAACTTTTTTGACTGCGGTCCAAATGGTCAAACTGCATAACATAATAAGGATATTGAACCCCACAATCAGCGCAAGGTTTGTCTTTAGCTTTATTAACCAAATCCCTAAGAGCTAGGCGATTAGTCTTATTTCTGTTATATAGCCTAGCTTTTTCAGCAGGGTCAGTGTGGTAGTACTTGGAGTACCAGGACTTTTGACACTCTTTACAATAAGGCTGATAACCAATAGAACCGTCTTTGTTGACTCGTTTTTTGTTATAGCTTTCTAGTGGTTTATCTTTGCCACATCTGGAACAAGGTTTCATGCCTTAAGGGTATACCTATATTAAGGACTCGTACCGCTAAAGTAGGTTCTAATCCTGCCATTAGACGAATGGGGAA